GCCGCGAGAGCGGCCGCCAGACGCAGTGCACTATACACCTGCCCCCGCGAGGGGGTATCTCCAACCAAAGGAGCTGTACAGCCTTTGACAGGACCAACGACCCGGTCTCGATCTACGTTATCCCATATGGGAACGTGGAAAGGGACAGACCAAACCGTTTTCACAAACGGTTTGCGCCCTGCGCCTATAACGGCGTCGGGTTCGTTAGCTACAGTCAAAGGGAAACAGATTACTGTTTCGAGCGGGCATCCCTTTGCGTCACGTAAACGTGGCTCAGTAGGGGATCTCGGCGGGGACTTCTATACGCAGAACCAATACGTTAAACAGGCTTTGCCTGGAAAACGTTTGGCGCTTGTGTATACAGAGGTCCTATCGGATCGAACGGTTACCCATAGTTACAAGGGTCCCGCTTATCCGATATCACCCGTCGATGCACGTATTGGCCTCAGTCCATATCCCACATCGGTTGAGTCGAGTTCTACTCGACTTAATTCGATGGGGGCGACGGCTGTTGCCAAGTGCAAGCCCACCAACTCAGTGGCCGACGCGTCCGTATTCCTTGGTGAGATCTTTCGGGAGGGTATTCCCCACCTGATCGGTCACACCTTGTGGAGAGATAAAACGAAAGCAGCTCAACAGCAGATTAATAATCTGCCGAAGAATGCTGCCTCGGAGTATCTCAACTCTGAATTCGGATGGAAACCAATCGTGAGCGATATTTCAAAATTCGCCTACGTTGCGAATCATGCAGATACTGTGCTTGCACAGTACGAGCGAGATTCTGGTCGCCAGGTCCGGCGTCGGTACCACTTTCCTGTACAGAGGGGCAGTGAGACGACTAGAATGTTCACAGACTCATATCCGTATGGGCCTACGAATTTCTCGATGTCGCTCCCACCGTCCTTTAGGGGCGAAGTGTGGCGTTCCCGTGAGTGGGAACGTCGTATGTGGTTTTCCGGTGCATTTACGTACCACCTGCCGAGCGGCTATGGTAGCCGCAACGCGATGGCACGTCATGCACTGGAGGCTAAGAAACTTCTTGGCCTATCACTTACGCCAGACACTGTCTGGAACCTCGCACCTTGGAGCTGGGCTGTCGATTGGTTCACCAATACAGGTGACGTTATTGATAACGTCACCGACTGGGCCATCGATGGTCTGGTTATGCGGTATGGGTACATAATGGAACATTCCATTGTGAAAGATACCTATACCTTCAAACCCACCAACGGTTACGTTGGTGATGTTCGAATCGCTCCCCTAACCTTCGTCACTGAGACGAAGCTACGGAAGCGAGCTAACCCCTTTGGTTTTGGCGTTACTTTTGACGGTCTAACCACCCGTCAAAATGCCATCCTGCTAGCTCTTGGTATCACCCGGAGTTAGCGACAGTATAAGCACTGTCGTAAACCACCAAGCGTACCTGCTGCATAGTAGGTACAAAGGAGATCGCCTGTGGCGTTTTCAGACCCTCAGTCCGTCACGATTTCGGGAACAGCCATTTCGTTGCCCCGTGTCAACACGGGAAACAACGGAGCGGAGTACCTGAGCAGTGACGGCCTGGTCAAGCTCTCGGCAAGCTCTTCCTACGGGAAGCGCACTCGCCGAGTGCTTCGGCTCGACCATTCGAAGATCACCGCGGACCCGTACATCCCGGCGCAGAACGCGAAGGTTTCGATGTCAAATTACATCGTCTTCGACGTTCCCGTCGTGGGGTACACGAATGCCGAGGCGCTGGCGGTTTACGCCGGCTTCAAGGCACAGTTCACGGCAACTTCGGACGCCGTCATCACCAAGCTACTTGGTGGCGAGAGCTGAGACGCGACTACTGGATCAAGGTTGCCGCCATCCTTTGGATGGTGCTTCTTTGGTCTTTCGTCGTCGCGCTTCTGGTCGAGGATGCTAGGGCAGATGGCAGCTTGTATAGTTGCCATCCTGTGGGAGCTTCTGCTACTTGCAGAGCTCTGGAATTCTCAGCTTCATTGCTGGGAATCCCTTATTAGCATCGTTTGTCAGCCCATAGGCTAGGAATAGACACCTCTATTAGGAGGGCTATTGAAAAGCCTATTGTATCTCTGGAAGGAGATAGCGGACGAGTCCGCTATCAGATGTTGCACAAGCGCCACCCAGGACTTTAAAACAGTCCTGTGTCGGACCGAACACGAGGGACTATCGTTTTTGACGATAGCCCTTCCTGCTTTTGGCAAGGACTTCGAAAGAAGTCTCGAGCTGGGGCAGGTCGACCGCAGTCTTTTCACTGGGTTCCAGTGGAAAGGAGGTCTCCCCCGATTTCTCGGAGGTTTCCTCGGTCTTGTGTTCGACCGAAATGGTGGACAGTTGCTCGACGAACCTAGTGTCGACGCAATTCTTGCCGTACGTCAACTTACGTTGATGTTCGGTAAGCTGTTTATCCTACCTAGTGATAGGCGGGTTAGACAGGCGATGCGACAGTTCGTTGAGTGTGACGAAGAGGTCCGAAATGTCGACCAACGGAGGACGTCCATTGATTTGGAACGTTTCCGCCAAATGTCGGCATTGCTTTTCAGGGATGTATTCACACGTGTGGATCGTGAG